ACGTTCAGGGTTGCCGAGAGCGCGCCGGAGATCATCTGCGCGACTGCGCCGGAAGCCGTATCGACCACAGCGAAGTGGGTCAGCGCGTTCGTTCCAACCGTACAAGCGCCGAACTGGATCAGGGCGGCATTGGTAAAGGACGATCCGCCGTCTGTCCATGCGCTTGCCTTGGTCAGCGCGACACGGGCATAGCCGGTGTAGTTGGCTTCAGCAGCAAGCGAGGCGGCTTCTCCGGGGTCTGCGGTGAACAGCGCGAGATATTGGGTGGCGCCGGCACGATAGGCGGGGTCGGTTCCCTGAAGGTGAGCCTTCAAGGTCGCGTTTTCGGTAGTGTTGGAAAGGCTCATCGGGTTACTCCTTGATATTTACGACACAGGTTTAAAATAATTATCCGCGAGCGCCTGCTCTTTGGTTTTCCAGCGACGCACCGAAACGATGCGGTAATGAACCACCACATAACACCCATTGAAAAAGAAGATGAGGTCGTCCGAAGTCCAGCGCCTGTTTTTTGGGGGAATGTATTCGATGCTGCGAAACCCGCGAAACCCGACCCGCTCGGCATGTCCGAAATGCGGGATCAACCCCCAGAATTCGTGACTCCGCCGTATCCATGCGTAACTGTGACCCCGGCCTTGCAGCCAGATCCACATCGCAACCACCCAGCAATTCAGGCGAGTGACCATTCATCGTTTCGGCTTGTTGAGAAAGAAAATCAGGCCGGAAATCATTTGACGTGATCCTTCGCCCAGACAATCAATCCCCAGATGGCAGCCACCGCCGCCGACAGGCCGACCGCGATGCGTCCCATCAGCTTCGAGCCGCGCCACAGCGTCACCAGTTCGTTGATCGCCGGATTCATTTCCGCGTCAAGCGCGATGTGCCGTTCGATCATTTCGCGAATCTCGACCAGCATCTCCCGTGTTTCCCCGAGCATTTCCCGGTTCGCGTCGAGCCGCCGGTGCAGATGCGCGATTGCTTCGCCGTCCAGCGAGCGCTTGTGAATGTGCGGGATATCTCCGCCGCAGTCGTCGTCATCCACGAATTCGCGCATGATCAGCGCCGCTCCGTCAGCATGTCGGTTTTCTTCTGCGACCCGAAGCTCGTCCCCAGCCAGAACCCGGTTGCCCCGGCAACGATCAGCGACAACACCGAAGACACCACCATCGCCCTGATTTCGTCGCTCCATCCCGACATGAACAGCACCGCGCCGACCACCAGATAAGCCAGCGGCAACAGCATCATCGTCACCAGCATCGCCGGCGACAACAGCGGCCTTTCGCGCCCCTCGACATCCGCCTGCCTGGCGCCGGCAATCCCGCCGCCGCCCGCCTCGCCGACCAGCGTGTACCACTTCTCCTCGACCGCCGCCGCGAAGCTGCGCGCTATCTCCCGGTCTCCCTGGATGCGCACCACCGCGCCTTCCGTCGTCTCCGCGCCGGTCACGCTGCGCGCCAGCGCCGCCACCGTCTCGGCGGCCTTGGCGTTTTTCTCGGATTGCTCGCCGCTGCCGAAAATGCGGACCAGCGCCGGCGCCGCCTGCAGCAATGCCGGAATGGCGGCCAGAATGAACGGGGGCATGGAGAAGAATCCTTTCTTGGCTTCGGTTTTTTGTTCCGTGGCCGCTACAGGCGCGGCCTCCTGAATGCTCTCCGGCGCCGAAATGTCCGGCGCCGAAATGTCCGGCGGCGACACCGCCTGCGGAACCTCAGCCGGCGCGGGAAGCGGCCCCGGCTGCGCCGCCAGAAACTCCAGGCATTTGCTCATCGGATGCGTCGGCTGCCCGTAGGGCGAACCGGGCAGGCTGGCCCACTCGCGGTTGCATGCCGTGATCGCGTTTTCCCACTGGCCGACGATGACGAAATCCAGCGCCTTGCGCCGGTCAATCAGGAACAGCGCCGCCACATCCTGCGAGCGCGGGCTGAAATCCTCCAGGTGCAGCGCCTTCGCGCATTCATCCCAGGTCGTCGTCAGGAACTGGTAAGCCCCCGCCGCCGAAGAAGCGATCGGCTTGCCACCCAGCATCCGCGTGACCTTGTGCCGGGGATGGTCAGCCAGCGATGAGAACCGCTCACCGCCGAACAGCGTGTGATATCCCGCGCCTTCCGTATGGCGGATCAGCGCCAGGAACGCCTGCACGTTCCGGTTTTCCAGCAGCGGAAAATAGTTTCTCATTGCGCTCCTTTTTCCCGACTTTATCCCGCATCGCCAAGCATTTCACGGGGTGCCGCTTGGTTTGGCGAATCGCGCCCGGCCCCCCGATAGCGTGCCCACCGAAACTCCAGCCACCACCGCCGCCAGCTTCCGCTGGTGGCGATCATGCCAAGGTGACGCAGGTTGATAGATCCGCCCATTACGCATCTCCGGGCATCATTGGTTGGCGATCGATGTCGCCGACTCGCCCTTCGGCGCATTGCCAGGCGTGATCTTCACCGCGCCCGGCGGCGCGATCCCGCCCACGGCGCCGGGGTACGGGTCGCCGCGCTGCGCCTGCTCCTCGCGCCGCGCCCGCATCTTCTCGGCGTTGAAGCCCATTTCCTCATCGATCACGTCGTTCGGCATCGCCAGCGCCTTCCACTTCAGCATGCGGTCGGCGATCTGGTTCGGCGTCTCCGTCCGCCGCTCGGCAAAACCGATATCGAACTCGTCGGGGTCGGCGACCATGCCCTTGAGCAGCAACTGCAGCCGGAAGCCCTCGGCATAGGCGAAGGCCAGCGTGTCCTGAAACACGTCCACCTCCTCGTAGTAGTCGCGCTTCAGGTCTTCGAGGATGTCGCGTGCCAGCCCGTCGGTGTAGCCCATCAAACCCTTCGGCAAAGGCGATCCAGCGAAGAACGTATCCAGCAGATGCACCACATCTCCAATATCGCCCAGCGTCGCATCGCCCTGCACCGCCGTCACCGCGCCCTTCTTGTTCGAATAGAAGTCCGTCGTGATCTCGCCCTTGGTCGCCTCGGTCTGCGCCCGGTACGTCTCCAGGTCGCCCGCGCTGGCCCCTTCGAGAACATGCGACAGGCGCAGCGGCGCCCGTTGCCGGCGGCGGATCACCAGATCCTCCTCGGTCATCCGCAACTTGCGCCACACCTCGCGGCTGGCATCGAGGAAAGGCCGCCCCATCGCCCCCACGTCATCGAACGAATCCGGATCGAAGCGGCACAGGAACAACTGCCACAGCGGAAAGCCGACCAGCTTGCTCCCCGTCATCACGTCGATCTGCCAGAAAGCGTCGCGCACATCCTTGAAGCGGCCGTCGGCATCCACGTTCGGCAGGATCGTCTCCGACGGCATGCGCACCGCCGCCACCACATTCAACTGCTCGTCGATCACCCACTGCAGCGGCAGGTTGCCCTCCATCGCCAGCCCGCGCGCGTCCGACTTCAGCTTCTCCACACGATGCAGTTGCAGCCGCCGGGCGAAGGCTTCCCACTCCGCCACCAGTGAGCGCTTCGGCGCCGTCTGCGTGAACACCAGCCCGCCCTTCACCGTATCGCGGGCAATCCGGCTATGGATGCGCCGCACCCGGCCGTCCAGCCGGTCCATCTCGCGCACGTCGAGAATCGCCTGGCGCACCTCGGGATCGACCCACATCAGCCGGTACAGGTACTTCAGCGAATTCTCCGGCGTCGCCCGCCGTCCCTGCTCGCTGTCCCGCACCGCCGGGCTCGCCTGCCCGTTCGGCGTGGAATTGGCCACGCCCCGCAACTTCGCCCAGATTTCAGCCAGCCCCATGATTCATCCCTTCAATCAGGCGAACACTCACCACCGCCCGCCAGCCATCGATCAAACCTTCCGCGTACAGATCCCTGAAGAACGGCAACATCTCAGGCAAATGCGCCTCGACCAGCGCCTTGTTCTCCGCCACCCGGGCCGCCTGAACCGCGCTCAACGGCCGCAACGCAGCCGGCGGCGCGGGCCGCTGCGGCAGCGCTGCCGTCCTGCCCTTCACTCCGGCGTAGGTCGCGTTCACGCCGCCACCCCCAACCCGATCAGCCGCTCGTTCATGCCGCCCAGCAACTGCTCGCGCGTCACCGTCCGCCGCCCGATCACCGTCGGCGCATCCTCCTGGCCGCGCGTCACCAGCGCCCACACCGCCGCCATTGCCGCATCGAACAAGTCATCGCCCAGCTTCGGGTCGGCCATCTTGAAACTGCTGTAGTCCGCCTTGGTCGCCTCCGCCCGGATGTTCCCGAGCTGCCGCACGAAGGCCCGCCAGTCGTCCAGTTCCGGCCGCATGTCGAACTCGTCGAAATAGGCAATCGCCGCCTGCCCGTTGTGGAACGCCGCGCGCAGCATCGACGCCATCGAGTGCTTGGTCATCCCGCCGAAGCGGATCGGCGAGAACGGCCAGCCCGGCCAACTGGACGCCGTCGACGCGCCGTCGTTCACCGTCCGCCTGTCCACGTCGGTCAGCCCCAGCGAAAACAGCCGGTCGTTCAGTGTCGTCAGCATGCCCAGCCCGTAGGCATCGCCCAGCGCGTAATCGGGCATGAAGAATTCCCACAGCCCGGCCAGATCGCGCTCCACCACCCGGTCGTCCGTACCCGCCGGCCATGTCCGCACGAAGATCGCGCACATGAAATTGCCGATCTGCTCCATCACCACCAGCGCCGACTTCGAGGCCGTCGCGCTTTCGCCGTGTCCGCTGTGGTCGTAGCCGAAGGAAATCAGCCCGCGCTTGCGGTACTTCGCCCCGGGCAGCGGCCCGGCCGGCACCAGCCCCGCCTGTAAGCCAACAGCCAGCGCCTTGCGGATGTACTTCTCCCAAATCCAGTTCTGCGACGCGACGTTTTTGCACAAAAACTGGCGCATCCACTCGCCCTCGGTCTGCTGCGCCCGCATCGAATCCGCCCATTCGCGGTTCAGCACCCCCAGCTCGATGCCGAGATAGACGTCGACCGCCGGCAGCAGGTGGTATTCCCCGGTATCGATCAGCTTCTGCAGCACGTCGGCGCCCTTGTACACCCCCGTCAGGCGAATCTGCGGCGTGAACTGTTTCGCGTCGGCATCCACCCCGAGCCGCCGCTGCGCCCCGAGCATCGGCAGGAATCGCGACAGCAGCCGGTCCTGCGGCATGTCGTCGGTTTCCTCCAGGGAGGCGACAGTGATCGCCTCGCCGTCGATCTGGCTCATGATCCCGAACGCGCCGCACTTCGACCCGTTGGCCAGCGCGTAGCCCGTGTCCTTCAGTTGCCGCCGCCCGTTGCGGTAGCCGACATAGCCCGACAGGATCGGCGAGCGCCGGATCGCCTCGATGTGATAGTTCAGGTTGTTCTGCGACTGCTGCAGCCGCGGCGCGACGATCCCCTCCTCCTGCGCCGGCGTCGTCGCCAGGTGCTTGAGGCAGTACATCTCCTTGATCGCCGTCTTCCCTGTCCGCCGGCACGACACATCCACCGTATTCGGGTGCCGGTCCATGTCGATGCACTTCAACACCTGCACCGGGTCCAGCGTCACGTTGTGCACGTGCTTGTGGAAAAGAGCGTGGTCGTGGGCATATTTCATGATTTCGGTTTCAGCAACCGAAGATACCGAAATACGCTGGGCTGCGGATAGGCGGGTCATCCTCGCCAAACGACCAACTGGGCCGGGTAAAAATCACTATCGTCAGGCCCTGTTACCAGCGACTCACAACCGCCGGCCGGAATTTCTTCTGGTGCATCAAGGCAATAACCGGCATCGTCCCAAGCTGCCTTTCCAAGCGCCTTTACCTCAACTGACCTCCTGCCAAGAAACGAACCGGGGCAAAGACGATCATAGAGTTCCATCATCAAAATCGGAGAAAGACCTGGGTTCCGCCATAGGTCTCCGGCTGAAATATTCATCTCACCCTCCGTTCTGCTGCTGATACTCGATCAACACCGGGTCTTTCGCCTTCGCGGCGTTGGCCCGGTTCCACATCGCGCCCAGATCCTCCAGCGCCTTGACCTTGCGCTCCTCGAACTCCAGCGCCGATTCGCGCGCTTCGCCGTCGTCCTTCAATTTGCCCAGCGTCGCCGCTTCATCCTCGCCCTGCTTCGGCGTCATCGCCAGATCGTGCAGCGAGATGCCCATGCGCGTGATCAGTTCGCTCACCGGCCGGAACAGCGGATGCGCCACGACATCCGTCACCACGCACTTGCGCCCGTTCTCGTCGAAATACTCGACCACCAGCACGCTGCCATTCTTGTCCACGTAGGTTTTCGGCACCTGCAGCGTCACCCCGTCGCCGATGATCTGGCGCAGGCACTCACTCACCGTCGCCATCAGCGCCGCGTGGAAGTCCGCGTAGATGCCCATCAGATGTTTCGGGTTCTTCTGGTCGAACGCCGCGCGGTGCTTCATGAACAGCACCGTCTGCTTCTCGCAGCATGGCTGCGCCTTGCACCAGGCGCGGTCGACCTCGCAGTTGCGGCAGAAACTGTAACCGTCCGGCTTCGAGGGGAAGTAGGTCGCCACCTTGGCATTCAGCCCGTGCTTCATGCCGTTGAACCGCGTGCGCAGCGCCTCCTCCGGCGTCGGATGGCCGATCAGGTTTTCCCGCACGCGCGCCTTGCCTTCCGCCGTTCGCGGCCCGGTACAACTGCGCCACGCCTTCATCGCCGCCCGCGCCCAGTGCGCCTGCGCCGCCTCCGCCCCGCACTCGCACGGGTGGAAATACAGCCACGGGTGCACGTCGTCGCCCTCCGGCGCCTCTTCGACGCGCGCCGGCGGCTTCTCGAACGTGCTTTTGCACGCCTTGCAGCGAAAAATGACGGTCTTCAGCGGGGTTTCTTCGCTCATCGCCTGACTTTGGCAGATTCCGCACAGCAAAAAAAGGGCGGGCGCATCATCCGCGCGCCTTGAGCGCCGCCAGCGCCACGTCCTGACACAGCATCAGCCGGTCGAACAGGCGCAGCCGGCGCTTCTTCCTGACTCCCATCAATTTCAGCGTCGCCGGAATCGCTCCGTGATCCAGCCCGACCGGCGTTCCGGTGATCGGATGCAGCCGCCACTGCAGGCGCAGCTTGAGGAACACCATCAGCGCCTCCACGTTGTCCGCCCACACCCCGAACACTGCCGGCGCCGGCTCGCCCTGGCTATCAACGAAGCCCCGCGCCTCCTCTTCACTGACCCCGAACCTCACCAGATCGGCGATGCGCTCTCCTTCATCCTCGACGCCGCCGCGCAGCCAGTGCCGCACGGCCTCTATCAGTTTTTTTCCAGCGCGCCCACCAGTTCCGCCTCGAACGCGCCGAAGATCGCCTTCGCTGCCTTCGGGTAGTTCTTCACCAGCTTGCCCAAGGCTTCCGCCGAGAAAGGCGCGTTGATGTTCTCGCCCTCCCAGCCGTCGACGAAACGCGCCAGAAAGTCCGCCGCCGGCTCGTTCTTGTCCCGGCTCTCGCCAAGCATCGCGAAAAACCCGTCGCTGTCCATGTGCCGGAAGCGGAAGCGCACCACCACCGGAAGCCCGCCCGGCACCGGCAGCGCCACCGGGCAAACGAAGGTGGGCGCCGGCTCGATTTTGAAAATTTCGCTCATAGCGCGGTGATCTTGATTTCGTCATTGCCCGACGACGGCCCGTAGACAATCGAGCAGCCGAGCATCGCAATGCCGTCCTGGTCCTGGTATTTTGGATTCAGGATCTGCACGTTCGGCGCGTCGATCTGGAACTTGTTGCCGGCCACCGTTCCGTGGATCAACTGCATCGCCCCGGTCGTGATGTCCTTGATCGATGTCCACCAGTCCTTCGTCGCCACCGTCACCGCTTCCATCATGATATTGCCCACCGGCTTGCGGTTGGTGATCAGCACCTCGCCCATCGCCGCGCCGATCATCTCGCGGAAGATGACTTCGTTCGCCATGTCCACCGCCAGGCTGTGCGCCCGTCCGGCGTAACCGTGCAGCGTCAGCGTCGGCGTGTTGGTGCGGTTCACCGCCAGCGGCTTCTGCCAGGCCGTCAGCACCACCGTCGGCGCCGCCGCATCCGTCACCGTGTTGAACAGCCCGGTCAGAGAAAACTTCATCGCCGGCCGCCCGTCGCGCGTGAAGTCGAAATTCACCGTTCCGCGCGCCCCGGTCAGCTTGTGCAGCACGCCGTCCAGGTTGAAATACACCGTCACCGACTCGAAGGCGCTGGAAACCGGCAAATACTCCACCTTGACCCCGGCCGAAACCGTTTCTGCGAAGGCGCAGGCCCGCAGCAGCGGCCCCCAGGCCGGCGCCGTTCCCGCCGCGCCCGACCCCGCCGCCTCGATCGTGAAATCGATCTTCGAGTAGAGCCCGGTCGGCAACTGCTCGTTGCTCCCCAGGAACGGCCGGATGTTGTCGCGGTCCACCGTCTTCATTTCCATCGGCCCGAGGTCGAAATCCGAGAACAGCACCGCATTCGCCGCGCCGGTCGGCACCGGGTCGGTGCCATAAACAGTCTCGATCTTCGCCAGCAGCGCGCCCTTACGTTTCAGCAGTGCCATCTTCTTGCTCCTTCATCGGTTGATCCTCGGCCGGCCGGGTGCGCTCCACCAGCACCCGCAGGCCCGTTTCCGGGTCGACGGCATAACTTCCGCCCATCCCGTCGTATTCATCGCTCACGGCGTCACCTCCCAATCCATCGCAAACCACCCGTACGGCGCCTCCAGTTGCCCGGAAAACCGCGTTTCCAGCAGGTCGACCGCCGCCACAGGCAGCACGCTTTTCAGGTACTCCTTGACCTCCTCGGCGAACGCGAATTCCGCATCCTCGACCACCGACGGCAGCGCATCCTCCGGCAGCCGCAACTGCCCGACCACCACCACCGACAGCTTCCCGAGATCCGCCTCGCGCCCCCGGTAGTTGGCATAGGCATATTCGCGGCCGGCAACCAGCGTCAACACCCCGGCCTCAAGATCGACCAGCATCCGCCGGTCGAAATTCAGCAGGTCGCGCGTCACCACCCGCACTGGCAGCGCCGCCTGCAGGTCGGCCATCAGATCGTTCAGCGCGTCACGCAGTCCCGTGCGCCCCTCCGTTGATCTCCGCCACCGCCCGCCGCATCGCCTCGTTCGCCAGTTCGACCACGCGCCCCTTCTTCGCCTCGAACGCCGGCGCCATGAACGGGTACGCCTTCGTCCCCTTCTGATAGATGCCCCAGGCCCAGGCCCGCGAACGCAGCCAGATATCCAGCGCCTGATTTCCCCGCTTCGTACTTCCCGGCTTGGCCCAGGCGTGCCCGCGATAGCGCGGATTCAGGGTCAGCCAGTCCTTCAGACGGTCCGGGTTCGGGTAATACTTTGGCTTTCCTGCCGCCGGGCCGGTTCCCTCCTCGACCATTCGCGCATAAAGTTCGCCGGCCCTGACCTCGCCATGCAGCGGCCCGAGCATATTCACGTTGATCGAATTCAGCAGATGGCCGAATCCGTTGCGCTTCGCAACATTCGCTCGCGCCTCCTGCGCCAGCTCGCGGGCGCCGCGCTCGATCGCCCCGCCCAGCATCCGCCGCACCACGTCCGGCGCCTTGGCCAGCGCTTCCCGCGCCGGCTTGTCGTCGTAACGCAGCTCTATTTTCATCGCGCCGCCCTCTGCTTGAACTCGTCGAGCAGCTGCTTGTACAGAACAGCCGGATGCCCGTTGCGCGGCGCGCTCGAAATCCCGTCGCGCAACGCCACCGGCTTGGTGATGTTGCGCAGCGCCAGCTCGCGGCAGCATTCCGCCTGCGCCCGCAGGATCAGCAGCCCCCGATTGCCTGCCGCCAGCGTCGTATCGCCGGGATCGTCGCCCAGCGCGTGCGCGGCGAAGTAGAAAAAACGGTAGTCGCTGCCGAGCAGCGCAATCTGCAACGCCGTCGGCGCCGGCAGCAGGATCAGCAGCCCATCGGCATGCATCACGTCCGGCAGCCTTCCGGGAAAGTTCTTGTCCCACGGACTGACCGGCGTCGACACGCCCCACAGCGCCATTTTGAAGCGCAGCAGATCGACCGGCGCTGCGTATTCTGCCTCTCCGGCCACCAGCGTCAGCGTCGCCGCCAGTGTCCGCGACGCCGCCGAGCCGCCGAACGAACCGATATCCGCCGCCGCCACATCCAGGCAGCGGTCAAAATCTTCCGGATCGGCCAATACCGACGCCGAATCGTGCAGGCTCGCCTTGAGGTCGGCCCGCAGATCGGCGCGGCTCATCGTCCCGGCCATTTACGCCTCGCCGCCTTCGGTGGCGAAATCATCCGCACGGCGCAGCAGTTCCTCGGCGATCGCCGCCAGCACGCCCTTGCGCTTCTTTCCGGCCTGCTCCAACGCCTCCATCTGCACCAACCACTCACGATTGAGCAAATCCAGCGCGCCCGTCACTTCCGCCACGGTTCCGTCCAGCAACTCGGCCAGCGGATCGCCCGCCGCTTCCTCGACCACCGCCGGCGCCGAAGAACGGAACTCCGGCGGCAGCAGGTCGTCGGCGAAATGCCGCGTCTCGCCCGGCGGAATCATCACCCCGCCGACGAAGATCGGCGACTTGCCCTTATTCTCGATGGGCACCTGTTCCATCAGCTTCCCCTGAAAAATACCCCCGGCCCGAAGACCGGGGGCTGAAGCTCCTGTCAAGGAGGAGGGAGACATCCTTACGCGGCGCGCGCCACGCGCCCGGCAGTGCTGAACAGCACGATGCTGGTATAGGCGCCCTTGAGCGGGGTCGGCGTGTGCAGCACGACGAACTGGTCGCCATACGCTTCCTTCTTGCCCGTGAAGCGGCCGTTGGAATCGTGCTGATCCTGCAGCTCGCCCATCTGCCACGGCTTCATCATGCGGTAGCGGGTATTCCCGCGCTCGCCGATCACCACCCGGGTATCGCCCAGTTGCAGCGACGGCGCGAAGCCCTTGAAGTTCGGCACCCCGCGCACACTGCCCAGGTCGCCGGCTGCCGTCACGGTAGCGCCGCCACGGTCATACAGCGCCGCAAACTGTGTGGCCTGCAGAATCTGCTCATGCACCGATCCGGACATCACGCCGAAGTTGGCGCGGTAGTAGCGCTGATCCTCAAGCACCGAGCGGCGCAGGCCGTAGCGATACAGGAAGGTATCCCACAGCGCCGGAGTCGTCAGCGACCCAAGATCGGTGTCGAACTTGTAGGCGTTGGTCGAGTAGCTGTAGGTCACGGTCAGCGGCCAGGCATTCGTCGGCGTCACCGATGCGCCCAGCTCCGAGACGAAGCGGATTTCACCCAGGTTGTAGTCCATCGTGTAGTAGGTGCCGGAAGACTGCGTTCCGGTGCCGTCGTACTCGCTGCGCACCACGCTGTTCAGTGTCACGACGATCGGATTGACCGTCGATCCCACCTGCGTTCCCTGCAAGTCGTAGATCTTGCGCGGCTTGACCACCGGGAAATTCGCCGTCACGAAAATCTTGTTCGTGCCGTTGACCGATGCCGTCAGCGTGTCACTGCCCGCCGCCACCGCGAACTCGTCGCCCGCATTGACCACCTCGTTGAAGATCAGGCGCTCCGTATCCTCGCCGATGATGCGCGATGCGTTGCGCACGTTCTCTGCCACGCTGTCGAAGTCGATCCGGTTGGCGCCCGTCAGGTAACGTAGTTCGTCCGACACCTCGAATGCCAGCTTCTGCGGGATCGGGTACGCGGTATCCAGCGCCTGCTTGATGCCGGCGCGGGCAATGCCCTGGCCTTCATACTTGCGCGTCGAATCGCGCCCGGCCCCGGCCGTGTCGCGGTAGCTATACGGGATCTGCGCTGCCACCGCGAAATCCAGCGAGCCGACATTGACGAACTGCAGCGACACCAGCGGGTAAAGCGCCTCGCGGATGACCGTACGCTCGAACACCGCCGGAACCGACACATCCGAAACCAGCGTATCGCCGCCGGCCAGCATCTTGTGCTCGCGCTGCAGATCGGCGCCACGGGTGGCGTCAAACTGCGCCAGCACCTTCTCGACGAAGGCGGCATTCGGCGAATCCTTCGGCACCGTCAGCCCCAGGCGCTTGTCGACCGCCTCCTGCAGCGATTTCACCGCATTCGAGTCGTCGACCGTGATGTGGGCGTTGCCCCGGAAGCTGAAGCCCTGCGCCGTCAGCTTCTTCGCCGCCTCCAGCTTCTCCTGCATCTTGACCTGTGCCTCGGCCAGCGAACGGACGGAAGCGTCCGAC